TTCTGTCTAGGGAAGTTAAGAAACGCCCCTTCGAAGTCATTATTTAATTTCATACTACCACTTACTAAGCTCATATCATGGTGTAAGTTTAATTTTGTTTGTGTATCTAGAGAGTATCTCATTGCAAATAAATCACGAATACCATACATCTTTAATGCTGCCCAGTACCCTTCAGTAATATGTTCTATCTTATCATAATACGCTTTTTCAAATGCTTTATAAAATTTTTGTCTATCCATATATCTTAAACGTATTTCTTGTGCAGGAAACTTATCGTTTGGAAGTGATTCCCATCCACCTATAGAGTTACATTCTTCAATTAAATCACTGCAAAACTCAGGTGATAATAGATTTTTAATTAAAATCATATCTTTATCTATGTACTCAACATCTTTTTGCATATATTTTGGGACATAGAAAGTGTACTGACTGTCCTGTAAATCATGAACAAAGTTCCAATATACTTCTTTTGTATATTCTCCACCATTTCCATGTAGCACACAACTTGTACAATTAGTATCAGTATTTACTAGCTGGCTCCATTCATTAACTGCAATACTTTCTTCAACTCCAGATAGGCAAAAGAATATATAACTTTCCCAATCTAATACCATGTCATGTTTATTACTTAAATATTCTAGTTGCACATATAGTTGATCATCTGCATGGTCTTCTACATCTTTTTCAAATAAAGTTTTTAATGCACCTACTGTTCCAATGTAAGTTCCACTATTTAAGTACTTATATCCTCCTGTCTCGGGGAATTGATCCGCAATATTCTGGTCAGGCCAACAGAGTTTTTCTGCTGAAAATACTAACTCTTTTCTAAAGCTAAAGTATCTTTTTAGTATCTCATCAATATCTGCATTTATAAAACAATCAAAGCCGTCTACAAACATAATTATATCTTGATCTTGGTAGTTTTTTAACTCCTCTTTCATCATATTAATTTTCTGTCCGCCACCAGGCCCTTCCATTGTACCACCTTTCCATACTACACCTTCTCCAATATTTTTAATTGGATAAGTAGTAGACTCCATTAAGGGTTTTACTTTCTCTATATCATCCCCAACAGTAATTATACTAAACTGATAATTAGGGAAAATTTCTTCTGGTACTTCTGTGTCTGTTTCACTATATGCAATAGATCTTGGAGTAACAACATCTTTCTTCCAGGCAACAGAACTAAATACTTTACTAGTCCATTTAGCCTGTAAGGTAGGATTCTTCTGTTTTCCTATAGCCATAGGTACTATTTCGTCTGCCGGTATAAGAGGGTTATCTTTAAAATAATTTAAATACGCTTGTGCCACATTTGGTTTTATAGCATAACCACAAGTCCAATAACAAAATCCAGGTATTTCTAGACTTTCGTTAATTTCAATAGGTTCTATACTATTTTCTACAGGTCTTTTACCTAGATAGACAAAATCATACTTTAGTAGTTGTGTTTCAACAAGAAGATTATAATCCTCTTCTACTATTTTTATATCATCTTCTAGTATTATTACAGGTTCGTTTAGTTTTACAATCTTTTTCCACACTTCTATATGTGATAGTATACAACCAATTTCTCCTTGTGTAAGTCTACGATTCCAATTAGGGTCTCTCCACTCACGGTCTGCCCAGTAAGGTAGAATACTTTCTACAGTTTCTACCCTTCCATCTACGGCCGGGACACGAGTAGCTCTAGGAAAGTTTTTCTCCATGTGCTCTCGCTTCCAGGGGCATCTATCTAAATTTATATAGAATTCTTTAAGCATCTTCTACTTCTGATTTAAATCTACCTACTAAATTCTCTTGTGCGGCTTTTATTTGATCCATCTCCATTAAAAGGTTTCTTTCCTTATTCTGTAGACTCGTCATTAGCTCAATCACATATTTAGCTTTGTCTGATAAATCATCAATTGTATACTCTTTGTCATCCAATGTGATAGTTTGTGGTTTGTTTTCTTCTGTCATAATTTCTCCTTAAACAAAAATGTCTTGCCAGTTACCTTGTGTACTAGCTTTTGCATACTCCGTAGCACGGTTCTCAAAAAAGTTGGTATGCTCAACTGCATTTACTTGTGTATCAATCCATGGTAGAGGGTTTTCAGTGCTATGGAATATAGCTTTCATGCCTAATCCTAGTAATCTTCTATCCGCAATATAACGAATATACTCTTTTACTTCCTTTGCAGTAAGGTCAGGTATATCTGCTTTTTCAAAGCAAACATCAATAAACTTATCTTCTAACTCTACTACTCTTTCAGCAGCACAGTAGATTTCATACTTTAACTTGTCTGTCCATAACTCAGGATTCTCTGCAATAAACTCTCTAAAAAGTTTTGATACGTTTTCGACATGTAGTGTTTCATCACGAATAGACCATGTGACAATTTGTCCCATACCTTTCATAAGTCCATGTCTTGGTAGATTTAAAAGAATAGCAAAACTACTAAATAGTTGTACTCCTTCTGTAAATCCGCTGTATACTGCCATTGTTTTAGCAATATCATGTTTTGTATTCATATTAAAGTCTGATAAGTACTCATGCTTTTCTGCCATAGCTTGAATATCCATAAACTCTTGATAAATACTGTCTTCTTTTCCTAATGTTTCTAATAACAACGAATATGCATCTTGGTGTACCGCTTCCATAGCAGCAAAACTTACTAACATCATTCTCACTTCTGGTGCTTTAAATGTAGGTAAATAATGCTTAGCATAACCACAGCAAACATCTACGTCCGCTTGTGTAAAAAATCTAAAAATGTTGTCAATTAAGTCTCTGTTTTCAGGAGTTAATTTTTCTTTATAGTCTTTTATGTCATCTTGTAATGGTACTTCTTCTGGCATCCAATGCATTTGTTGTTGCTTCTTGTAGGCTTCATAAGCCCACGAGTAGTCAAAAGGTTTGTAATAATTTCTTTCATCTAATAAACTCATAATTTATCCCTCACAACTTAAACAATCTGATTGTTCAAATATTATTTCTCTCTTTGCTTGATTAGATACTTCATCTGCTCTTGATATAGCTTCTGAACGTAAATAGTAAAGCGTTTTTAAATTTTTTGCCCACGCTAACATATGAGCATTATGTAACTCTGCCTTAGTTACATCGGGTGGAAAGAATAGATTTAATGATTGAGCTTGGCAGATATGCTCCTGTCTTTGTGCAGCATGCTCTATAATCCATGACTGGTTTATTTCAACTGCTGTTTTAAATACATCTTTCTCTTCATTTGTAAGACACTCTAAGTGTTGAACACTTCCTTTGTTTACAACTATACTTCTCCAAGTTTCGTCATAAACTCCTGCATGTCCTATTTTTTGCATTAATAATGCATCCAAGTATTTATTCTTTAATAAGTTAGAACCTGATTTAGTCTTCTGCGTAAACGCATTTGCTCTAAAAGGTTCAATACTTGGACTTGTGTTTCCACATAAAATACTAGAAGAAGCGTTAGGAGCAATTGCGAGTAAATGAGCATTTCTTACTGTGCAAGAATCATCATCGGGACAAGCCCCTCTTTCAACTGCTAATCTTCTAGTTTCTTTGTCTGCTTGACTTTTTATGTGTGTGAATATTTCATCATTAAATGCAGAAGCAATAGCACCTTCAAACGATACCATGTTCTTTTGTAGGTAAGCATGGAATCCCATTGCACCTAACCCGATACTTCTTTCTCTCTTAGCACTGTACTTTGCTTTACTTAGAGACTCTGGAGCATTATGAATAAAATATTCTAGTACATTATCAAGGAACCTTACAAGGTCTGGAATAAATGCGGGTACATCTTTCCACTCATCAAAAAATTCTAAATTAACACTAGAAAGACAACATACTGCTGTTCTTTCCTCGTTAGTAGCAAGAGTAATCTCACTACATAAATTACTTTGATGAACTCTTAAACCTTTTTTCTTTTGAAACTCAGGTAAATTATTATTTACAGCATCTTCAAACATTATATAAGGCTCTCCTGATTCCATTCTATTTTGGAGGATTTTAACCCAAAGTGCTCTCGCTGAAACAATCTTTTTGACTTCTTTACTATGCGGGTCTACTAGTTCCCACGAGTCGTCATATCCTTGTTCTTTTGTTGCGAGATGGATCTTCTCCATGAACTTATCTGAAACGATAATACCATGATGAAGGTTAAGACACTTACGGTTGCTATCCCCACCAGTAGGCTTTCTAACATCTAAAAACTCCT